AAGAGTCTTTACATTACATTCAATTAACATTCCTTCTACTGGATTGCATACATAACATTCTAATACACAATGAAAACATATTTTTTCTCCCATTACATTACCGGCACTATAATTAATAATCTTGATAGAACCTTTTTTGATAATGCCTTCACTGATACATTTGTCTTCCAAATCAGATTTCAACTTTGTCTCCAGGTTCTGTTTCACACTCTTACCCACCTCATTAATATGTAGATAAACTTTTCTTTCTAATAGTGACTGAATAAATATGCTATAAAGTTTATTGTCGCTCATAGTTATTCTGTTTATATAATAATATTTATATTATTATGTAAATCATATTCAATTTTACTCGTTTATATTTTCATAACTTGTGAAAGTATTGTTTCATCAATATCAAAGAAATAGCGTTTATTTCTATATTTAATGTCGTCTAAATAACGCAAAAGGAATTCCATAAATAGACACAGTGTGACACGCGTAACCGTTGCATCATTCTTTGATTTATCAAAAGCCTTATTAATATCCAATAAATGGTGTTGTAATAGTCCGTGGAATCGCATATCTGTGTCTCTAATAGGTTCGTTACATTTATTTCCGTCAACTATACATTGAAGACGTAGAATAAAATCTTTGTAATTTATTGTGTTGCAGTAAACCCCCTTATTGCTCTTATACTCACTTTGGAGTGTTTTTATTTTTAAACGCGATTCTCTATTTTTCACTTTTTCATTAAAACCAAACATACTCCATATCTCATTTCTATTCTTCAAGAATTTATCACCAATGGGTATTTTCAGATTTTCATAATCGATTGGGGAACCTGGGATAAGGTTCTCCTTTCCTATTAAATAAACCTTATGTTTTTCATTATCTGTCAATATTAGATATTTCTTACCCTTAAAACCTACAATTTTATTAGTTAAATAATTGTATATCAATTGTTCTTTGTAATCACTTTTTTCTTTTTTATAATAAACAACATTAAATAGTGTTATTTTATCTGCAATATTAAGTTCATCCAATATTTTATAATTCAGATAAACAATATATTTCTCTTTCTCCATATTAACACCATCAAACATTAGATCTTGAAATGTTTTACTTGTGACTATACTGGACCAGTGTTTGGTAGATAACGAATTATCTTCTTTGACAAGTTTATTGATATCTTCCATTTTACTTATTATAGTGTTATAATCATTATCTACCAATTCAATATCTGTTTCCTTTACATTTTGAATTAATGTTGTATTTTTATCCAATGTCATATATTCGTTCTTGAAGTCGACCGGGTGTATGCGCTCAAACATAGATATATTTTCATTACCAATGTCTTTTGGTTGAAAAGCGTAATAATCACCTTTATTGATTAAAAATCCTTCACGTTTGTGTTTATCAATTATAATATCGCTATGATTATCAATCATATTGTAGAGAACATAAAATATCTGTTCTTTCGGATACTCTTGTTGAATATTGATTTCTTTGATAAGTTCATCTTGTGAATATACAAACCGTTTTTGAAACAGCCCTTTGATGCGACTTGAAATCATAGAATAGTTGGCATTCGCAAAGTATTTTTTATAGTTTGAAAAATTTATTTGATTCCCATAATCACGAGTTGCGGAACACGTATATTCACAATTATCTTGGTAATCACATAATTCTGTAAAAGGACGATCACCTACTTTGTATTGTACTGTTTTACCACTGGATAAGCGTATTTCCATATCTTTGTTCTCCATTATTTTATTAATATTTTCCATAGAGAAGTTTGTTTGAGAAATATTTAATTTACAATCTACAGAAACTGACTTCAATAATCTGGTAATGTTGCCTATTTTCTTGGCTTTGTATTCAGCATTTCTATACATATACACATCGGGAGATTCATGTTTCAGTGACTTGTCCTGTGAAGTATACAAATAAATTTCAACATTTCTATCTTCAAAATCCAGAGCACAATGGCTTCTGTTTCTAACACCGCGTCCGATAATTTGTTCTGGTCTATTCATATTATACCACGGTTCGGCAATATGAATTTGACGAATAAATTTAAAATCAACACCTTCCGCAACGGCTTTTGATATGATGACTACCTTTACAAGTTCTCCATATTTGTTATCAATATTTGTAATTGTTCGCAAATCGTCTTCATTATTTGGAGAAAAATGTTTATCACCTGTGATAATACAATATCTTGCTGGTTTAAATGGTTCAGAAGCAATGCGTGACTTTAATTTCTTATAATCAATAGGTTCCCGAATAGTATCTTTGAAAAGATTTTTATTATACTTTTCAGTTTTAGAATATCTGGAAAATCCCATTTCTTCCAACATTAGTGCAAATGGTATTATACTGCCTTCTATGTGATGAGAATATACAAGTACTACACCGGTTGATTTTTTTATTTTTGAAGATATAGCAGAGAACTTACCACTATATTTGGAAATATTTTCTGGACTGAATACTCTACCGTGGTTCTCAATTGTTTCGGGTTTATACTCGTAGTCGTATTTGATTGGTATAGTATTGTCTGTTTTGAAGTTCATTATACGCAAGAACCCTTTTTTACCAATATCATATGGTTCGTCAATACTGTTGGTAGGATATACAATAGTAGTCGCATCAATTGGTTTCTGTAATAATGAATATCCAATGTTCTCTATTTCATCAAATTTCTTTTTCACAAACATATTTTTTGTTTGTTCGGGAAGACCGGCTATAAGTTCATTATAGTATTTTAATTGGAAACTTCCCATATTAGTATTATAAATCGGTATGTATGATAATGGAGTATTGATATCGACCCCATTAAATTGCTTTTTGGGTATATTTGTTATGATATTATTGTCTGGTTCAAAATGCTCGGGATAGATACGGAACGGGAATGCATATGGGTTCTCGCCACGTATGTAAGATACATATCCAATAAGTTTGCGTTGTAGTAATTCACGCCCACCTTCCGGGCGGTCTTCGCTTTGTTCGTGAAATACACCGTCAGAGTCAAATATATCATTTTGTGCAATAGTACTTCTATTATCATTGACATTCAATAGATTGGTTAACCATATAATTTCAAGGTGACTATTAAACATTGGAGTTGCTGACAATAATAGTAATTTCATATTATGGCTATTCTTTGCAACCTTCATTAAAAGTTTTGCGGCTTGTTTATTTGTATTGTCTTCTGTAATACGAATATTATGGACCTCATCAATAATGATTAATCGGTTATCAAAAAACGTTTTTATTCTCCTCTTTTCAAGGGCCTTCTTTACATCGGTGTCGGCTTGTAATTCGCTTACATTAATCTTTTTCAATATATATCGCGAGAACTCAATATATCCCATAAATTGGTAATATTTTTTGATGATATTTTTGATATTATTAATAACTTTTGAACGATCAAGACCTTTTACATCGTTGGGATTAATTTCCTGAAGTAAAGAACGCCCAATACAACTATGAAGATTCCAATGTTCTCCGTCTAATATCAATTTACTTTCGTCAAATAATTGATTATAAAAATTCTTCTGCACGTTGGGAGATGCTACAATAATGATTTTTTGTTGAGCGTTTGTTTGCATCATATATTTTCGCATATCCTCACTAATACCGATAGCACTGCACGTTTTACCTGTACCAACCCCGTGATATAGTAACAAACTGTTATATGGTGTATGTTCGGATAAGTAATTCTTTACAAACAGTTGATGCGGTAATAATTCAAATTCCGCACTACACATCTTGTTTGCCAGTTCTTTAATATTACCGAGAATTCCATTATATTTTGTATCAGAAAACTCTTTAAAAAGTGATATTTTACTACTAAAATTGGGATCATTGAGTGTGGGATAGTTATTGGTGTTTGTGTCATTTTCTAAATTGTCATTGTATTCATCCTTTTCTATTTGTTTTATTAATTGACCATCAACTAATGCTTGCTTTGTATATTCATTTTTTATATCATTGTCATCCTTGTTAATCAGTGATAATGGTATTTTATCAGATAGGTCGAATAAATTATATTTCTGCTTAACATTTTCGTTTTTCCGAATAGCATTATAACTTGTCATTTTGCTTTGTATGGAAATCGGTTTAGACATTGGTAATGGTTGTGTTTTTTTTAAAAAATCTTGTGATGGAATTTCTATATCTGCGTCGTCGTCATCCTGCTTTCCATTTTGATATTTTTGTTGCAATTCAAGTATTTTATCAACTAATCGTGTTTTAGTATTAAGGAATACATATTTATCTTGTGGGTCTTTTAATTGCAGTATATGATAGATGTCTCTTACTGATCTTGAGTTTATATTTAAATAATCATCCTTTGTAATTTCCTTTTCTTTGTTATAAATAAAGTCGTTTATGGTATATTTGATACCTGTTTTTTTTTCAATCTCGCGAATAACAGACGAGATAGTATTTGAAATTCTTCCTTTTTTTTTTACTTCTGTGGAATTTGTTGTATCTTTTAACTCTTCACCAGTTTCATTCTTAAGACGGTCTTCGTATTTTTTCAATTTAACTTCGTCATATTCTTTCTGATTGCGTTTATTTTTGTATTCATTATTTATTGACTTACTTGTACTAACATTTACTGGCTCGCATAATCCAGTTTTTCTATTTTTTTTTGTACCCTTGGGACATTTTTCTTTTCTCTTTTTTGTTTTATTTTCACTGTTAAATACGTTAGTAATAGCAGTAATGAGTGGATTATCTGTAGTTACATCTACATTTTCTGGCTCTAAGATAGTTGCCAATTTTTCGGATTCGCGTTTTATTTTTTTATTACTTTTACATTTGAAATTATCATCGCGTATAAAATCATCTTGACATACTTTAACACAACGTTTTGTCTTTGGATTTAGTTCTGAACCCTCTTTGCATTTCTTATTATTTACTGTATCAATATTGTCTTGTTCTATATTATTAGTATTATTCATTATATAATACTAATAGAGATTTTACATTTCAAATAATCGATATGTTTTTAACAATGAATTGATATTCGTTAATATATTCTTCTTTTCTAAATTATAATCACGAATATGTGTCAAAGCATCTTCATACGTTAACCATTTGACTTGACTTACTTCGCTTTTTTGATGATTATATGTTTGATTGCTAATATCATAGTCAATATACGCAAAAAAATATTTGTGTTTATATGATTTATAATTTGAACCTGTAAAAATCTCATCAGATGGTGTAATATTTGATACATTATTAAGTAGATTTGGTTGATATCCTGTTTCTTCACAAAATTCCCGGATAGCACAATTATAGTCATTTTCCTGAAAATTTCTTCGTCCTTTTGGAAATCCCCATTCCGGATATATCCATTTTGTCTTAGATTTTTTTATTAGTGTCGCGAATGATATCATTTCATTTGTATATGAATCAATATAACCTTCTTTCAAATTATTAAATTTTTCAAGCGATAACGAGTATTCATTTCTATATTTTTTGTTATTATGTGACATACTCCATACATTCGTCCATAGATAATTAAAATCGTGTTTGAGTATATTGACTTTCTCCATAATTGACATTTGGTTAATCATTGACAAAATATATTCGTGATTGCATACGTCATATTTTCCCCGTATTAAATCAATATATCCTAAACTATCCTTACGACATATCATAAGATATTCCAATTCATTTGATTTATTCTTTCGGAATGCAATAATACCATTACTTGTGATTGGTAGTTTACATTGATGATATAGATGTCCTTGTTTTCCGCAATTATTACAATAGTTATCCATTCTATAATGGTATATAATGAAACCTTTATGTATATTACGTAAATTTTGAATATACACATACACTATATATGACGACAACTAATCCTGATGTATGGGGTCCTCATTATTGGTTTTTTTTACATACCATATCCTACAATTATCCAACCAAACCGAATAAGGTTTTGAAAAGAAAATATTATGATTTTATTATGAACTTTCCTGTATTTATACCGGATAGTAAATCGCGAAAAACATTCATGGTATTATTAGATAAATATCCAGTATCTCCATATTTAGATAGTAGTACCGACTTTCAAAAATGGATCCATTTTATTCATAACAAAGTAAATGAAACATTAGGTAAACAAGAAATTTCACGTAAAGAAGCATATATGAAATATTTGTTGTTGTTTGAAGACCGGAATCAACAGTTAATGAAAGTTCTGAATATAAAAAAGAACTATATTTACTTCTTTTATATTGTAATATTATTGGTTCTAATATATCTTTATTTTGTATAATAATATAAAGTCATTATATACAAATGAGAATTGAACTATATTTTTTATTAATAACATCATTAGTCATATATAATATTCATACAGATGGTAAATACTTGAAACTATTATTGTCAATGAAAAAATATTATCACATGGTGGGTGTAGCAATAGGTTCATATATGATATATTGGTTAATCAAGAAAGATCCAACAAAAGCATCTCAAATCGTAAAATCAACAAATGAATACTTAAAATATATGCCGGTTGATAAAAATACTACGGATGTAATCAGTCCTTTTTTGAACTTCACATCCACACAACTCGGAAACAGTAATTCAAAAGAAGAAGTATCAAAGCAAGTATTAATGAGTTCGGGTAAAAAAGGCACAAAACGGTCTGTTAGTGAAACAAAGAAAAAGTATGTTGCCTCTAACCAAAGTTGGAAGTGTGGAAACTGTAATAAACAGTTAACGGCGTGGTTTGAAGTAGATCACAAAGTTAGATTGGAATATGGCGGGTCAAATCACGTTGATAATTTAGTCGCTTTATGTAGAGAATGTCATGGTGAAAAAACAGCAATGGAAAATATGTAATATATATTATACACATTATATATATATTATGGATAATGAAGCATTAATACCAAAATTAAAGAAAAATACCTCCGAATTATTTGAAAAATTTAGTGGATTCATAAAACATATATTTACTAACGATAAATTTATACAAGATACAAGCATATTGGTAGGTATAATAGTAATTACAATACTTATATACGTGTTTGATAAGTATCCAAATTTCATATATGATAATACCGAAACAATATTTTATGTCTCAATCATTCTTGTACCACTATATTTGGGAATGTCTGGTTTGAATATAGATACGGAGGATATAATGAAATCTCAATCAATGTTTTATATCTATTTATTAATAGCTGCGTATTCGATTATGATGTTTTATAATTACGTTGATTTTTCCAATTACCAATTAGAAATGGCCCAATATATATTATTAATACTTATATTTGTATCAGTAATCGGGTTCTTAGCAATTGCTTATCGTATATTTAATAATTATTTACGTTCATTAGACGGCACGCTCGGTTTTATATCATATTTTATTTTTTACATTCCTTGTTTGTTAAGTGATTTTATTACATACATATTAAGCGAATTTAAATCCACTACAAATGATGTATATATTCTATTTTTATTGGAACTTGTTGTAATACTACTCATTGTTTATTATCCTGATATAATTGATGCAATTTATAATAGTAGCAGCGACATTGTTTTATTATATAAACCTGATTATTTAAATAAGAGAAAAACCATTTATAACTTGGAAGATTTAAAAAAAGAATCTGTATATATAAATACAGAATTAGCAAAGAATAAAGGCATAAGTAAAAACTATTCCATATCGTTATGGGTATTTGTAAACCCAGAGGCGTCAGTCAATCCGAATAATGAATATACTTTATTTAGTTTTGATGGAAAACCTGAATTGAAATTCAAATATAATAAAGTGAATAATGATGATACTGACGCATCTGTAATATTGAAGGAAAAAGATAAATCTTATGTTTACCGAGCGTATTTGTCAAATGTCCCGAATTCCAATAGCGATTTAGACTTTATTGATTTGAACGCACCGATTCAAAAATGGGTGAATTTTGTTTTCAATTATAGCGGTAATAATGTAGATATTTTTGTAGATGGAGAGTTGCAACAAACCAGACTATTGGATAAATTACCTACATTTAGTGATTTTGACACTATTACAATAGGAGATGATTTAGGTATTTCAGGGTCTATATGCAATATCAAATACTATACAAATAACTTAACACGACGTCAAATCGCTCAAATGTATAATGTATATAGTAATTTAAATCCACCTATACTGTAAATCCAATATACATTAAAAAATATATTATATGGTAAATATATAATATATAAATATGAACTACTCATTAGTTATTATTGGTGTCCTTATTGTTGTCATTCTATACTTATTATATAT